TCGAGTCGCATCCGGTCGTGGACCGTAACGACACCGTGCTCAGCTACCGCAACCGGCTGCGCTTCCCGTACAGCATCGTCAATATCCGCCGCCGTGCGGGCGCCCAGGCGGGGAGCTGAGCCGTGACGTTCCAAGAGCTACTCGACGAGTTGCGGGACAATGTCCTGCGCGACACCAGCGATATTATCTCTGGGAACGCCGACGCGCTCTGGAGCGATGAAACCTTGTTGCGCTACATCAAGGACGCTGAGCGGCGCTTCGCGCGGCGCACCTTGCTGCTGCGCGACGCCACCACGCCGGTGGCGACCGTCATCACACTCAAGCAAGGCGTGGTGACCTACCCCTGCCACAAGAGCGTCCTGTCGGTCATCTCGGCGCGCTGTCTGGGGGATAACTACGACCTGTCGCGGCGCGGCCACGCCCTGATCGGGCAGACCCCGCCGGTCGACTTTCTGACCTTTGACCCGTCGATCCAGGACGGCACGCTGCCCGGCCATCCGCTCGCGTACTACACCGACGAGACCACGGTATTTGCTACGCAAAACCGCGTCACCTTCTCGGTATGGCCCGCGCCGAGCCCGCTCGAGGATGGGCTGGTGGTGAACCTGCGCGTCGCCCGGCTGCCCCTGTCGACCTATGACCACGCGTGCCTGAACAGCGAGTCCGAGATCCCTGAGGACTATCAACTCGACATGCTCGAGTGGGCCGCGTTTCGCGCTCAAAACACCCTGGACGGCGACGCGGGTGCACCGACCCCGGCCGCTGGCCACAAAGCCAATTTCGAAGAAGCCGTCGAGCGCGCGATGAAAGAGCTGCGCCGTAAGCTGTTTGGCAGCACCGCATTCCGTTACGGCAGCAACGGCTTCAACTGGACCCGCTGATATGGCCGATGCCGCCCAAGAACGCGACCCCGATGTAGTAGCGTACGGCAGCTTCACGGGCCTGCGCAACGACGTCACGCCTGAGCGTTTCAGCTCGGGGGATCTGGCCGTAGCGTGCAACGTCGATATCGACAAGACCGGCAAAATCACGCGTCGTGACGGCTACACCTCGGTGCTACCCGGTGCGGCCCACTCGCTATGGTCTAACCCGCAGTCGACGCTCGCGCTGTTCGCCTTCGCCGGCGAGCTGTGCCAGCTCAATCCCGACTATAGTTACACGTCGCTGGCGCCGCTCACCGACGCTACCGCCAAACTCAGTTATGCCACGGTCAACGGTCTCGTGTATTACTCCAACGGAGTGGATACGGGCATCATTGGGCGGGCGGCGGCACGCTCGTGGGGGGTTGTGCCGCCTGTCTTGCCCAGTGTGCAGGAGACCGTAGGCAGCTTGCCGCATGGCAAGCTGCAGTTCACCCTGACCTACGTGCGCGAGGACGGCCAAGAGTCGGGTGCGCCGCTGGCGGGGCTGATCCACGTCGAAGACGGCGCGGGGCTGCTGTTCACGGTACCGGTCTCGAGTGACCCTGATGTGGCGGCGAAGAACCTCTACGTGAGTGCCCCGGACGGCGAGATCCTGTACCTCGCGCAGACGATGCCCAACGCGCAGACGCAGGCGTACTACCTGAACGACACCACTGAACTCGATCTGCCGCTCGATACCCAGTTCCTGCAGCCGGCCCCCGCCGGGCAGAAAGTCGCGGTCTACCGGGGCCGCGCCTATGTCGCCGCCGGTGACGTGCTCTACCCGTCCGAGGCGTTCGCCTACGAGCAGTTCGATCTGCGCAACTATATTCCGCTCGATGGGCGCATCACGATGCTCGCCCCCGTCGCCGACAAAGAGATGTTCGACAGTGGCAAGAACAGCGGCCTGTTTATCGGTACCGACACCAGCTGTGGCGTCTTGATCGGCTCGTCGCCCGAGGACTTCCAGTATATCCGCAAGACCAGCTACGGCGCGGTCGACGGGGCGCTGGCCTATGTCGACGGCGCGCTCTACGGCGACAATTCGCTGGGCGCGCGCGAGCTACCGATGTGGCTGAGCACACAAGGGATCTGCATCGGCATGCCCGATATGACGATCCAGAATCTGACCCGCACCAAGTTCGGATTTACCGTAGGCAGTCAAGGCGCGGCGATCTTCATGCCCGGCCCTAACCGTTTTATCGCTAACAGCAATTCCTAGGAGAACCACCATGACCGCACGCTATTCAACCGGGCTACGCAACTTCACGCTCAAGTATGGCAGCCTGGATGACGCGCTGCGCAACGGCGTGATCACCATTTACTCGGGTGCCCAGCCATCTTCGGCTGACGCGGCCCCGACCGGCACGCCGCTGTGCGTGGTTTCGAACAACGCCGGGGCCGTCACCAGCGAGGTACTTGCGCAAGGTAGCGTGACCCTCACGGGCGGTGCGGGGGGCGCGCTCAATACGCTGACCGTGAACGGTGTCGATATCCTCGGCGGCGCCGTACCGTTCGACTCGACGCTCGCGCAGACCGCGATGGATATTGCCACGCAGATCAACGCGTTCAAGAGCAAGCCCGACTACTCAGCCGTCGCTGTCGGCGCCGTGGTCAACATCACCGCGATGCCGGGTAATGGCGCCTCGCCTAATGGCTTTGTGGTCGCGGGTACCACCACGACCCTGACCGCCACCACCGTGAATATGGCGGGCGGCGTCGCACCGGTCAACGGGCTGCTGTTTGGCGCACCGGCCGGCGGGGTACTGCCCAAGCTGCCGGCGCAGACCTGGAGTGGTATCAACCTTGCCACCGGTACCGCGGGCTGGTTCCGTCAGACGGGCAGCGTGGCCGACACTGGCGCGCTCGACTCGGCTGGGGTAGTCTTGCGCATGGACGGGGCAATCGCCAGTTCCGGCGCCGAGATGAACCTGAACTCGACGGCATTCACGGCCGGGGCTACCACCACGGTCGCAACCTCAACCGAGACGGCCCCGCCGCAATAAGATGACCAACGCTCTCGCTGTCACCCTGCCCGTACCCGCGCTTGCGATCATAGCGCTGGAGAGTGACACGACAGCGAACATCGGCGGGACCCTCAACATCACGTTGCCGGTCCCGCAGCTCGCGCTCACGATCGGCAACTCGGGCTCACTCGCCATCGCGCTCGAGCCGCCCGCAATCAGCATGGCGGGTACCACCGCCACGGTGGCGGCCATGCGTATCGGCATGCCGACGCCGGCGGTGGCGATGGTCGCCGACCTGGGCAACTTCGGCAGCATCGGTATCGCGCTGCCTGCACCACAGCCACAGCTCGCCTCACAGAATACCCTGGCGGTCACGCTCCCCACCCCGCGACTCACGCTCGTGGGTACGGCGGGCGTGATCGGGAATATGGCGCTGTATCCGCCCGCACTCGCAGCACAGCTGACGGGGCAGACGCAGTACGCGGGCGTGATGTCGATGATACCGGCCGCACCCAGCCCGCAGCTTACCGGCTATACGGGTCAAGTGCTCAACGCGGCAATCATGTTGCCGCGTCTTGCCCTGGCGATGGAAGGCGTCACTGGCACCATCGGCAACGTGGCGATCACGTTGCCGATGTGTCAGCTCAGCCTCAATGGTGGTGAGCGCATCGTCGGGCAGCTGCAGATCTCGTTGCCGCTGCTGTACGTGCAACTCAATGCCCAGGACACGAGCCCGGTACCAGTGGCGCAGCAGCACGGCGCGATCGTCATGCACACCGAGGCGCAAGCGCTTTCACAGTATGACAACTTCCCGTTCAACAGCTTCGCGCGGCTCGGCAATGTCTACCTCGGTGCCAGCGACGAAGGCGTGTTTGCGATCGGGGGCGACACCGACGACGGCGCGATCATCGCAGCGGCCGCGCGCGTGGGGATCAGTGACTTCGGTACCTCGTTGCTCAAGCGGGTAGACCGCGCCTATATCGGTTACCGCACGGATGGTAACTTGATCATGCGCGTCATCACCGACGAGGTGAACCAGCGTGACTATCTGGTCGAAGCCTCGGGTGCGAGTGGCTTGCATGGCAACCACGTACGCATCGGGCGCGGTCTGCGGGCGCGTTACTGGCAGTTCGAGATCCTCAACCAGAATGGCGCGGACTTCGAGTTGAATATGATCGAGCTGAAACCGACACGCCTGCATCGTCGTATCGGTGGCGGGGATGCCTGATTTCAACCCCCTACGCAAAGCCTATAGCGGCGATACCGAGACGGCGGCCGCACAGATCGGCACCGGGCGCACCCACCTCGATATCTTAAAGAACCAGATGCAGCTGGGCAACCAGCGCGCCGGCGTGCGCACCGTGCAGTTGCCCGATGGCACGACGATCCGAGTCAGCTCGATTTACGGCCAGGATCGCATCGATATCACGACGACCAGTGGTGGCCAAGCGCAAGTCAGCGCGCCCAGTCACTACGTGCCGCCCGAGCCGCCGCCGCCGCCCGTGCTGCCCTACATCGGCGCGGTGTGTGACTCGGGAAACCCGGCGTTCTGGCTGGATAATACGGTAGAGGGTACCGAGCAGAGCGGCACGGGGGCAGACGCACGCATCCTGAGCATACGCCCCTGCCCTGGCGACTTGGCGTTCACCACCGTAGCGGATTGCGGGCGCGCGGACTTCACCCGTGGGCGTCTCGAGTTGATCATGACCGTGCAGTTCTACGACCTGCATACGACGTTCACCGGCCAGCCGCACAACGGCATCACAGGCATCACCAGCACTGACACCTACAACACGTTCGATGGTAGCCAGTTCGTGATCAACTGGAACGACCGCATAGGGGTGCCGCTCTACGCGACCAGCGACAGCCTGCCGCTGCTCTATAAGGAAGTGCCGCCGCCGGCCAACGATCCTTATGACCTAACCGATGCGGCGGGCAATCCGGTGACCTTAATACCGGGCATGCAGATCCTGAAATGGTCACAGACCAGCGGCAATATGCCGATGCTGCCATTCACGATTGAGGGTGGCAAGCACCCCACGGCGCTGCGTAACGCGGTGCCGATCCAGGAGACCTTCACCATTATCGAGCAGCCGGTCCCTGGCTTCACGATCTGGCAGGGCGCTCCCGGCGGCTCGGAAGGCTGGCTATTTCAGGAATACTACCTGATGGGCTCGTACTATCAGGTGTTCAACCCTGAGTATTCGGCCAAGGGGGTCGCCACTGTGATGGACCTTGCGGGGGTTGCTACAGCGATACCGGTTTCGGTCACGGCACGGTATGATCGCTCGACCCCGCTGATTTTCATTCAAGCCAATGCCGGTGGCTCGATTGGACCGCCGACCGGGAACACGAAGGACGGTGTTTGGGCGCCCGGCGATGCGCCGCTCCTGCCCAATAGTAGCTGGAATCTCGTCGGCCCAACGCCGCCGGTGTACCCCGGCCCGAACGGATTCAACCAGAATTAGAGGATACAGCCATGTCGGATTTCCCTAGCCTCACCCCGCAGACCAACGGTGCGGACACCCTGGTCGATAAAGGCTTCGTCGCGGCGCAAGGGTATGCGCAAACGGCGTTTTCCGAGGCGCTGGGCTTCATCAGCGAGTTGGGGTCGGCGACCGCACAGCTCGCGGCACTCCCCTATGTCGATGGTACGCTAGGGCCCGTCAACGATGCGATCGTCGCCTACACCCCACCGGTGCTGCCCGACGCGCCCGGCGACCTCACGGTCAATATGCCGGCGGTCCCGCAAGACCCGACGCTGACGGCGGTAGCGATCCCTGACCTGGGCAGCGCGCCGCAGTTCACCGCGACCCTGCCGGTGCTCGATCTCGACCAGCCGGAACCGGCGCCGCTGACGGCCACGGTGCCGCTCGCGCCGACGCTGGCCGCGATCGTCGTGCCGTCTGACCCAAACATCGTGCTGCCCGAGGTGCCGAACCTGCTTGGCATCGAAGTGCCCTCGGCGCCGCTGCTGGCGATCCCGACCTTCACCGCAGTGACACCGCAGCACCCGCTTGCCGCCCAGTACAATTTCGCGTTCGCCGAGCCGACCTACCAGTCGCCGATGCTTACGGACCTGCGCAACATCTTGCAGACCTGGGTAGACGGGGCCGACACGGGCATCGCCCCGGCGGTCGAGCAACGCATCTGGGATGCGGCGCGCACGCGCGAATACTTCTCGCTGCAGCGAAAGCTGAAAGAATCGTTCCGGCAATTTGCGACCAAGGGCTTCACCAAGCCCCCTGGCGCCCTGGCGGCGGATCTTAACGCGTCGCTGCAGGACTCGCAGAGCACCCTGTCGGGCCTGTCGCGCGACATTAGCATCAAGCAGGCCGACCTCGAGCAGTCCAACCGGCGCTTCGCGTTCGAGCAGGTGTGGAAAGTCGAGGAAGGTTTGATCACCTACCAGAATCAGATCGCCCAGCGCGCGTTCGAGACGGCCAAATTCGTGCAGCAGGTGGCGATCGACATCTACCACGAGACAGTGGTGGCCTACGTGGCCGATATTCAGGCGTACTCGGCCCAGGTCGATCTGTACAAAGCGCAGATTCAGGCCGCATTGACCAACCTCGATGTGTATAAGGCGCAGCTCGAGGG